ATGGATTCAAAACTATTTTATGCAGTGTTCAGCTTATGCTGAAATGTTTGAAGAACGAACTGGCAAACCAATTAATCAAATTGTAGTTGCTATTGCTGTTGCAGATGGTGATACTCAAATCTTTGTAAAAGAAAAAGAAGACTATTTACGAGGTTTGAATTTTTTTATTGATGAATATTATGATACACTGTGAGGTAAATTATGCCAATTATAACACAACCTATTGAAGAAGTAAAAGAGTATATCGAGGATCACACTCCAGTCCAATTATCAACAGGAGATATTGCTGATGTTTGGTTTGTTGTTTTTCTAGGAATGCTGATGTATTTTTTTAGTGGATTTGTTTCAACACTTATCAAAGTTGGTGGTGCCATACTCGTATTACTTGGATTATACACCATATTTTTAGCATAGGAACATATATGGCTTCAAAAAATGATATTACGGGTGATAGCATAAAATCAAAAGGACCATCACAAGCTTATGAAGATAACTATGATCGGATCTTTGGTAAAAAGAATTATACAGATAACTGGCCAAATGAAAGCCAGTTTGATGATGAAAAAGTGTGCAAAAGTTGTGGGTTTAAGCAACAAATGACAAAAGAACCCCCAATTATACTGTGCCAATCGTGTGGCCAACTGTTATAGGGTCATAAATACAATCACATCTTCAAAAAAAGGAGAATGTATGCGTAAAGGATTGATTTATATTATTCCAACGCTTCTGACAATATTAGTTAGTATTATAATATTTCAAGTAGGCTCAAAAGCCTTTCAATTAGAAGCTAAACAAAAAAGCGATTTCAAACACAAAGTAACATTTAATCAACTAACCAGTAAAACACAAAAAGAAGTAATGTGTTTAGCTGAAAACATATTCTTCGAATCAGCCCATGAACCATTAAGTGGTCAAGTTGCTGTGGCGATGGTTACATTGAACAGAGTAAACAGTGATGCTTTTCCAAACTCTATTTGTGATGTAGTTAAACAAATTAAGTATAGAGGTGTTTGTCAATTTTCTTGGTATTGTGAAGGCAAAGAATCCATGAAACACTTGACAAGACACAACGAATTGTTATATAATAACATTATTAATTTAGCAGTAGATGTTTATGCTAACCATGATAAAATGAATGACCCATCAAAAGGTGCTTTATTCTATCATGCAAATTATGTTAGACCAGTTTGGAGAAAAGATATGGATAAAGTTGCCGTAATTGGAAAACATATTTTTTATAATGACAAGGGGCTATAATGAGTGAGAAATTGAATATTACATTTTCTATTTGTATAACAATTATAATTTTATCTTGCATTGGTTCATATCAATACTATCATACACAAGATAGACAATTGATGTCTAAGAATGTAACAGATGCGATTGATAAAGGGATTGATCCGTTATCAGTGAGGTGTGCTTATGCTTCAGAAGTGGATGCAGTATGTGTTGCTTATGCTTATTCATCAAAGACACCAGACTTTCAACCAGCACCAACAACAAAAGTAAAATAATATGCCCACAAAAGATGAAATGGCAAAATTTGCCAAAGAAATACATGATTTAGTATCAAGAACGGACTATAATTACATTGAAGCAATTGCAGCTTATTGTAAAGAAACTGGATTAGAAATAGAAGTAGCTGCAACATTGTGTAACGCTAATCTTAAAGCTAGATTGGAATGTGACGCAATGGATAATAATATGCTAAAAGTAAAAGGTAATCGTTTACCAATATGAGTTTTGTTGTTATCTCAAAAAAATAACAGCCCAACCTATAATAAGGAGGACTATTATGGCTGATTTACATTTAGATGTTAATTTATTAGTTAATGTCGCAGTAGCAGTAGTGGTAGTTGAATTAGTCGGTAAATTAACCGGCTGGTGGTAATTTTATTATAGAGTTTGGGAGAACTCTTAAAAACTCCCCTTTTAATTTATGACAGGTTACGAAACTTACACTTTATATAATGCTCTCAAACTACATTTTACCCGAGATAAATTTGATTTCTTCAAATATCATGGTAAAACAAATGTCACACCTGAACAATTCGAAAACAGAAAAGACAAATACCATTTCTATAAACTATCCAGAAAAATTACAGATAGAGATGAGATGATATTATTTCTTGTTTACAATTTCATCGAAAAAGAAAATGTATGGGTTGGCGAACTATTAACAGACGAAGCGAACAAAAGATATCTCAATCACAAAAAGGTTTTACAATCACTTTCTTATACCTTTGAGAGCGATTGTAAAAAGTTATTTGCTGATGGTAATCCAAATGACTTGATTAGAACAAATGGCGAATATCCTAAACTCTTAACAATGGCACTACAAAGAGATATAACGGTTGAAACCCTTTGTATTTTAAACTCAATTTTAAATTTCTTTCCAATGTGGTCGAGTAAGATTAATGACACAATTCGTTGGCCAGAGTTTAGAATGAAAGTTTTAAAGTTTACCGCATTTCTACCAAGAGATGTAGTAAAATACAAACTAATTCTCAAAAAACTTCTTAATGAGAATACTAAATAGCTTTATATTATGAAATATGTGGATAAGAAGTAATACATTTAATATACAATTATATACAAGGAAAATACGATATGAATAGTTTTGCAAATCTCAAACGCAATCGTTCTAGCTTAGACAAACTAACTAAAGCGATTGAAACAACTACCAATCAAACACAAGATTCAAACTCCAGAGAAGACACCCGATTTTGGGCACCAGAAGTAGATAAAGCTGGTAACGGCATGGCTGTTATTCGTTTTCTACCAGCACCAGCAGTAGATGGTGATGATGCTCTGCCTTGGGTTAGAGTATTCTCACATGGTTTTCAAGGACCTGGTGGTTGGTATATTGAGAATTCATTGACAACTTTGAATCAAAAAGATCCTGTTTCTGAATACAACTCAACATTATGGAATTCAGGCATTGAAGCTAATAAAGAAATTGCTCGTAAACAAAAAAGAAGATTACATTACATCTCTAATATTCTAGTTGTTTCCGATCCAGCTAATCCTGAAAATGAAGGACAAGTTAGATTGTTCAAGTTTGGTAAAAAGATCTTTGATAAGATTAGTGAAGCGATGAATCCTGAATTCGCTGATGAAGTACCTGTCAACCCATTTGATTTATGGGATGGTGCTAACTTCAAGTTAAAGATTAGAAATGTTGAAGGTTACCGTAACTATGACAAATCTGAATTCGCTGATAAAGAAGCGGTTATGGGTGGTGATGATGACAAACTTGAAAACTTATGGAAACAAGAATATTCACTTAAAGAATTCTTGGAAGAAAAGAACTTTAAATCTTACGATGTATTAAAAGCAAGATTAGATAAAGTTTTAGGTCTTCAAGGTGAAGTTATACCAAGAACAACAGCTGAAGATGCAATCGTTGAAGCGGCAGCGCCAAGTAGTTATGAACTCGATTCTGGTTTAAGCCAAGTCGATGCAGCTATTGCTAGTGATGGTGATGATGATTTAGATTATTTTAAAAACTTGGCTGAAGGCTAAGATTTAATCTTATGAAAGATACCCGCTTCGGCGGGTATTTTTTTATGTCATTCTTGCTACAAGTGAATTTGATGTTGATGATTTATCTTGGATACCAGGAGTAACATCATTATTTACAATATTATTATTTACTGTATTTGGTGCATTAACAACAACTGGTGTATCAGGTTTTGACATGGATCGTTTAGACACAGCGATTTCATTAGAACCAGATGCTATTGATTCTCCTTGATTTCCTCCTGCTTGTGCTACTAGACTTGTGATTGTTACTGCACGATTTCCTACTTGTTTATACCATTTACTATCTTTCATAGCGTCAGCTGCTTCAGTAAACTTTTCATTTTCAAGTAGTTTCTTTGTTGTTGGCCATTTTGGCCACCATTTACCCATATTGAAAGATAAATCTATAAATGCAGCTTTACCACCTTCATTAGCTGCTTGATAACCAGGTGTTTCCTCTGCAATTTTTTTATGGTGGGCAAAATCTTCTTCAAACATATTCATAACTTCTTCGTCACTAAATGTTCGATTCATTTCAGGAGGTAAAGACTTACCATCACCAATTAAGTGTCCTACACCTACGGTCCAAAGTCCTAGTGAATCTTTATAAGGTTGATTTCTCTTACCTTCATGTCGAATAATCATCGCCTTGGTGTCTTCCATACCACTCACAGACTGTGTTGGTTTAGTTTCTTCTTTCTTTTCTTCTGGCGCTTTACCTATTCTTGTGGTCTCTATTTTTTCAATTTGAGAAGGTGTTACACCTTCTTGTAATGTTAATGCTTTTTTCTTTAAATTAATGTGTCTTACATTTGCTTCATCTAAAAAATATTTTGCAATTTTTTTATCTTTTTCATCACCATTTTCATCTGCCCATTTAGTTAAACGCTTCATAGCAAGCATT